AGGACAGAAGGCTAACTCAAAAAAGCACTCTGATTTGTATACAGATGAAAATCCTAAAGGTACTATTAAAAATCTGGGCTTTGCTAAAGTTAAAGACGCTGTGGCTTCTGTCGCTAAAATTAAGGCTTCTAGCAAGAGTCATGCGCATAAAACGCAAGCAGCAATAGCTATGGAACAAAGAGCACGAGAAATGGGCAAAGTTTCAGCGGCAAATGTTTATAGAAAATTTATAAACCAGCAAAAAAAGATAACAGCTAAGAGGAGAAAAAATGGCTAAAAAACCAGCTAAGAAAAAAGGTGCAAAACCTACTAATCCAAAACTATATGCTAGTGTAAAAGCAGAAGCAAAACGTAAATTTGCTGTTTATCCCTCTGCCTACGCTAACGGATGGTTAGTGAGAACTTATAAATCTCGCGGCGGCGGATATAGATAATGGCTAAACCTAAAGGTGGATTAACAGCGTGGTTTGGTAAAGGATCTAAAGGCGACTGGGTCAATATTGGTGCACCAAAAAAAGATGGTAGTTTTCAACCTTGTGGTAGGAAAACTGCAAAAAAAGGTAAATATCCTAAATGTGTACCTCGCGCTACAGCAAATAGAATGAGTGCTTCTGAGATTCGTAGTGCTGTAAAAAGAAAAAGAGCTGCAGGTAATCCAGGAGGAAAACCTACAAATGTAAAAACTTTCGCAAAAAAGAAAAAAGGAAAGAGCAAATGAAGGGTGTCCCACATTATAAAAAAGATGGTACTGAGTATAAAGGTAAAATGCATAAACATGCAGATGGCACTTTAATGTCTGGAACTAAAATGGGTAAAAATTCTGTAAACCTATTTCATTTTAAAGACCTTAGTAAAACTGCTAAAGCAAAGGCTAAGAGGAGAAAATAATGACTAAACTATATGAAAGAGGTTTTGCTTGTTATGACTTAAATACAGCAAATACTGTTACAGTAACAGCTACCAATAACAATTCTACACCTGTAACTGCTATACTCGCTACTACAAAAGTAATTAGAGTTGCAGCAGATGGGCATGCTTGTCACTTTACAATGAATGGTACTGCTACAGCAGATAGCTTTTTTATCCCTGCAGGGACTCAAGAATATTTTGCAGTAAAAGCTACAGGATTAACTCCTGCATTTATAAATGCTAGTTCAGGTAATAACGCAAAAGTTAACCTGACTGAATTTGATAGCTAATGACTAAAAGAGATTCTGACTAAAAGGAGAGTAATATGGAAGTATTAAACAAAATTAAAGATTGGGCTGGAGGACTTGCACATGCAGGAGTCAGCTTAATCGGATTAGGAATCGTACTTGAAATTCTATTTAGCGGTATGAATATACCATTTTGGCCTAATGTAGCAGTAACTGGAAATATCCTAACACTGCTATCAAATTTTAGCGACCAAGGATTAGTAGGCTTAGCTGCTTTAGCTATTCTTTGGCAGATATGGAATAAAAACTAATGAAAAAACCAATGAAAAAAACTGCTAAAGGGAAACCTACGAAAGCAAAAGGTAAAATGCCTGCTTTTCTAGAGAAAAAAATGGGCAACAAAGGCAAAGATAAACCAGCTAAACCTGGCGATAAGCCTATGGGTGGAAAACTAACTGCTGCTCAAAAGAAATTGCCACCTGCATTGCAGGCAGCAATTATGAAGAAAAAGAAAAAGTAAATGCTTGAAAATGCATCTTTAATGGCAAGGTTCTCTTCTTTGGTATATCTACCTGAAGAAGAGCTTAAAATCAAACTTAGTCAGATGGGATATGATAAATTTCATTGGATTGATATAGAGGATACTCAAGCTATGATTATTCCTCCTTATCAAGATAATCAATTAGTTATCTGTTTCCGAGGCACAGAACCTGATCAATTAACAGATGTATTAGCAGATCTTAAAGCATGGCGTAAACCTAGTAAAGAAAAAGGTTTAGTACATTACGGATTTGTGGAAGCATTAGATAAAGTTTTTCCAACTATTGAATATCTACTAGAATCTATAGATATTGAGTTAGAAGAACCTATAAAAGTTGTATGCACCGGGCACTCGCTCGGTGCTGCACTTGCTACTTTATGTGCTGCTAGAATAGATGCACATGAACTTTATACTTTTGGATCGCCAAGAGTAGGAAATAAAGATTTTGTTAAAGAGTTAATAAAAGATGGAATCAAACATTATCGTTTTGTAAATAATAATGATATTGTTACAAAAGTTCCCCTCGCTCTTATGATGTATAAACATTGTGGTGAGTTATGTTACATAAATTATTATGGTAATATTCGTAAAATGACTACTTGGCAAAGAATCAAAGATCAGTTTAGAGGTATAATGCGTGCTTGGCAAAAAGGTGAACCTTTTGACGGCGCAAGAGATCACTCTATATCTGCTTATGAGAAAAAATTAGAAAATGTTTGTATACAGAGCAAAGACTAATTGTCCTATGTGTAATACTCCAAGTGAGATTTGGGTTCAACAAGGAAAGATTGTACCATTAGATATAATTGAATGTCCTAACTGTGAACAGTTATTTGAGGGTAAAGACTTTATAAGTAGTTTTATAGAATTACGAACTAATGCTACTATATCTTCACATTCCTACAAGTAACATAAACTATTAACTTGCTTATAGCTCTTTTATTTTGTATATTAAGATATATTCAAAAAGGAGAGACCTATGGGAAAGAAACGCCTACGCAAAAGCCAAACTTCAAAAGGTATTCACAGCACTGTGAATGGCTCTGTTCTTAAACAGCTTCGTCAAGAATATCTTGCTTCACCTGACCGTATTCTTAACCAGCTTAAAGCACATCGTGCTGGTAAAAAAGTTATGGTCACTATCCCCAATCCTAACAAGAATCAAACTAACAAACGGTTTATTCGTATTCCTGCTTCTACAGCTTGGAACTCTAGTAAACTCAAGCAATTAGCATGAGAAAAACCACTAAAGCAGAGAGATTAGCCGCTCACAACGAGTGGCTAAAACTCTACGGTGTTCATCCTTCTCAACTCAAGAACAAACCAAAATACAGACCAGCTCGAACTAAGTTTAAAATTGGTAAACACCTCACTTCTGATTCTGTAGGTAATGGTATTGTTCAAGAGAAGAAGAATTATAGTGGAGAAAACGACTTTGTTCTAGGCTTAGCTTATAACAAAGGTAATTTACAACCCTTAACACTTAAAGAAGTAGCAGATCCAGCAACAGGGAAACGTAGATAATGGAAAGACTTAGAAAAGCAGAATGGATTCACTATGCTAATAGTGAGTTGGATATGTATATCAAATTTGTTAATGAGCAGATTTTTCCTAAATTTGTATTAGCTAAACGCAGTTTTGATTTTAGTCCTTCACGTAGAAGTTCTCGTGGAGGTATGTATGCTGATGGTCCTGGTATCAATATAGCTATGCATCATTACTGTAAGAACTATACAGGTGAACGCTTGATTCGTGTGTATGAGTATAAATCTTTTGATAGTAGCTCTGTTATTGGTGGTTTTTATACTAAAGACAAATATCAAAAACTTAATATGGTACTATTACATGAATTAGCACATGCTGTTCAATATTATGCCTATAGAATAAATAACACTAGATGTAAGCCTCATGGCCCTATCTGGAAAAATATCTATAAAAGACTACGTGAGGAGTTTCTTAATCCTCATCTTGGAGATCAAGTAGCATTAAAAGCTGAGTATAACGATGATATAGCTTCTATTACTAAGAGTCGTAAATCAACTATACCAGTAGCTACTAAGAAAGAGTTAGACGCTTTATTTGCCCGAGCTGCCTCAAAGACTTAAGAAAACCTACTGCTCAAGGCCGTGGAATGAACTGCACATCGAGGAGGACGGAAGCGTCACTCCTTGTTGTGTCATGCCTTCTAATCGCTTTCCTATGGGCAGTAATTTACAAGAGTATATGAAAGGTAAACCTCTAAAAGAATTAAAAAATGCTCTTATGAATGGTGAACAACATACTAACTGTGAATATTGTTGGAATAATGAATCTACTGGTCTACATTCTCATAGAAAAGTTAACTTAGTACCCCCTAATAAAATTAATAATATTCATATACGTCTTAGTAATGTATGTAATTTTAAATGTAGAATGTGTAATCCTTCATTTTCTACTACATGGGCTATTGAAAATAGATCTCATGGTTTATTTATAGAACCCCCTGAAAAACCTATTAAAGATACTTTTAAAGATAATCATTATCTATTAGAGCTTGTTAAGAATAGAATCTTAACAGGTGAACTAACTCATATTAATATTTCAGGAGGAGAACCTTTACTTACTCAAGCTAATTATGAGCTATTAACTTTTTTAATTGATAATGATTGTGCTGATAAAGTTTATATTTGCTACTCTACCAATTTATCCAAACTCGATTATAAAAAAATTGATTTATTAGACTTGTGGAAACATTTTAAACGTGTTACATTGGAGGTAAGTTGCGATGGGTGGGGTGAAGCTGTAGAATACTCTAGGACAGGCTTTAACAGAAAAGATTTTTTACAGAATCTAAAAATTGTTATGGGTCAT